TTTGGCAGTCTAGGCACAACTCTAACGCCCCTCACAAGAGGGCGATGAAGTCGTGGACACTCTCTCTCAGAGTCGTACCCGAGAAAGGAGAGCCTACCCAAACAGGGAGATGTGGCGAGAACCGCGGGGAAGCGAATAAGCTTCCATAGGCACTCGTCAAGGTGTTTGGCAGTATTCCACATGCCTGCTAAGAAGAAATTATTCCTAAGGGCAACAGTGGACACCAACTCCCGAACATGTTTCCGTGACGAAGGAAGAAAGTTACGAACGCGGACGATTGAAACGTCCTGACCGTCGTAATATTCCTTCCCGCAGGACTCTCTGAACCTACCGGTCCAGAAAGACTTGCGTGAGTTCACAACAAAACCATAGGTCTCGAGCGAACTGATCACAGAGCTGGTCGTAGTGATGGGAACAATAATATCATCCCCATACACGCGCACGCTGCCGACGTAATCATTGAGATCACGACGACGAAGAGGACGCTTAAGCCACCGCTCTATGCCGACGAAGACACAAGTAAGGAAAACAAGTGTCTCAACCGGGAAGCAGGTAGCTGAACCCATAGACGCGTACTTGGCGAGACGTAATGTCTTACCAAGAACATCGGCCTTTCGAGAGCGGGTACAGTCCATAGCCTGTGAGAGCCATGGATGGTACCTTGTGAGCTCTCGTACGAGCTGATTTGAGACACGGTCTGAGGCCTCGGAAAGATCCAAGGTCGCGAGATCCCCGAGAAGGGATCCGCTGAGGGCCATCCTTTGATTAGGAGTTTGGTCCCCAAGAGACACGAATTTGGACAGCAAGAAATCACCGTCCATTCCGACACGAAACATCTCGAGCAGACCCTGCTGTGCGTATTGCATGGCAGTTGGTTCGATCGCGATAATTCGTGGTGTCTTAAGCGTTTTAGGAACGGGAACAACCCTGACGGGCCGTTCCTGACCAGGTTCGAGGAAGTCAACTCGGTCAAGCTCCGTCCAATATCTAGGGGACGGAAGAATGAAATCGAGGGCAGGAAACAATTTCTCCAGCCTTTGAGGCCACTCGACCTGGCGATACTTTCCATTGGCCACAAGGCCGTCGGCAGTAACACCAGGTCCATGCCGAGGCACGACTCTTCCCTCGTAAATTCTACAATCCATGAGGGTAAAGAGGTCATTACACAGAAGACGACCCACGCGCCCAAAAGCGCTAAGATCACTCTGAGTGAGACCTTGGTCCGTGCGTATGACATCCTGCTCACACTCCAGAAACCGTAGTAAGGCTGCATGTTCCCTTTTGGGGGTGCAGCGGGCGAGAATCTTTCCAAACATCAGCGTTAGCTGACGCACGGACTGGAT